GGAGACGATGGAGATGAAGATCCTATTTTTTGGGTCTTAGAACAACATAGATATTTAGATTTAGACGAAGATACCTATGCTGAACCTTATATAGTTTCAGTATTAGAAGAAAATAGAGAAGTATTAAACATCGTTGCCCGCTTTGATTTAGAAGGTATTACGACAGTCGATGCGACCAAAGAAGTTAAATATATTAAACCAGTAGAGTATTTTACTGCCTATCACTGTTTACCCGCTCCCGATGGCGGGTTCCATCATTTAGGATTAGCGCAATTATTATTCCATGTTAATAGCACCATTAACGGTGTATTCAACATTTTAGTTAATGCAGGTACATTAGCAACATCGTCTACCGGATTTGTATCAAAAGGATTAAAACTTAAAGACAAACAAATCAAAGCTAAATTAGGAGTATTTACTACTATTGATAGTGGTAATATGGAAGATTTAGCAAAGAATTTCTTTCAGTTAAAATTTACAGAACCTTCGCCTGTATTATTTCAACTACTACAATTATTAATTCAATCTGGTAAAGAACTAGCATCAATTTCTGACATAATGACTGGTGATCAACCAGCACAAAACGTCCCCGCTACTACTGTAATGGCAATGTTAGATCAAAGCATGAAGTTATATAATTCAATACAAAAACGATTATATATCTCATTAAAACAAGAATTCCAAAAACTTGTTCGAATTAATAAGCTTTATTTAGATTCAGAAGAATATTTTAGATTACTCGACGATGAGTTAGCAGTCTTTGCTGATGATTATGCAGATATGAATTTAGACGTAAAACCCGTCGCTGACCCTCATATGAGTTCAGAAGCCCAACGTTTATTAAAAGTTCAAGCTATCACACAATTTGCACAACAATATCCACAAGCACAATTAAATCCCGCTGCTGTGACGGAAATGGTACTTACAGAATTACAATTAGATGGGGCTGAAAGATTATTAGAACCTGTACAATCTGCACCAGATCCAGCTATGATTAAAATTCAAATGGACGCTGCAACCAAAGCAGAAGATGCTAAACAATCCCTATTAGATAAACAGATCAAGATTCAACAATTAGTTAATGATCGAGATGATAAAGATAAAGATAGACAATTAAAATCTCGTGAACTAGATATACGTGAAAAAGAAATGTATATTAATGCTACAGAAAAAGCAGCTAAAGTCGAAAAAGACCATGCTGATATCTTAATTAAACATAGACAAATTGATTCAGACGAAAAGATTTCTAAAGCAGATAGGACGAGTTCAGATGAATGATTTAGATGAATGGTTCGAAAGCAGACAAACAAAAGCAATTATTAATTTAATTAATAAACATGTTGATGAATCTTGTAAAAAATTACATACATCATTATGTAGCACACAAGTAGATTCCGGCTTTGTTAGATATAAAGCTGGTATTATCCAAGGATTATTATTAAGTACGAATAAAGAATTTATAGAATCCCTTATTAACGAGGACTAAGAAATGCCCTATCGACCAACGAAATTTATGGTATTAGTTAAAGTAGATACTTCTGATATAGTAAAGGACGCAGGCGGTTTAATAGCGTTGCCTAAAGAAGTAGAAGATAAACATCAATTAGGCCAAAAAACAGGCGTAGTTTTAGAAGTTGGTAAATTGGCATTTACCCCACTTCCCGGACAACCTAACGTTGAACCAGACTTTGCTGTTGGGGATCATGTTATGTTTAAAGGCTATGCTGGTGTAGAAATGATAGAAGAAGATGATAGTGGTAAGAAAGTAACATATAGATACATGCATGACACAGATGTCATAGGCGTAAAATAGACTGAGGTAATAAGTATGTCAGACGAAGACAAAGTAGAGATTCCCGATTTAATAGTAGAAGATTCAGAAATTAAATTAGTAGAAGAAGTTAAAGAATCAGTACCAGAACGTAAGGTCTCAAAATGGGAAGAAAAAGCCCTAGCCCAAGGATGGAAACCTAAAACAGATTTTGAAGGAGATCCAGAAGACTGGCGTTCCGCTAGAGATTTTGTCGAGCGTGGTGAATTGTTCGGTGCTTTAAATAAAGCTAAAGCTGAATTAAATGCCATGAAGAAAGTTTATCAAGAAGTCGAATTAAAATCATATAAAAAAGCAATTGATGATTTAAAATCACTTCATAAAGAGGCTGTTCACAATGGGGATGTTGAAGAAGCAACTAAACTCGTTGAGGAAATAGCAGAAAAACATAAGAAAGTTCCAGAAGTAGAAGCAGAAATACCTGTTGCTGCATCAGAGTTCTTAGAAAAAAATAATGCTTGGTTTAATACCAAGACAAGCGAAAATAAAGCTATGCGACAATATGCCTGTGATAAAGAAGTAGAATTAAGAACTTCTAATCCACATATAGATGACCATACTTTATATATGCAAGTAGAAAAAGATGTTAAATCATTTTTCCCGCACAGGTTTGAAAAAACTACTGCTCCCCATGTAGGAACGGCTTCAGACAAAGCTGAATCACGATCTACAACTAAAGGCAAAACTGTTGGTTATAATGATTTACCAGATGATTTAAAAACAGTGTTTAATTCCATGAAAGGTTTACCAGGCATCACATTAGAAGGCATGGTAAAAGATTGGAAAAATTTAGGCGTACTATAAAGGTATATAGAAATGACAAAAAAAGTAGAAGAGGCAGTATCCTCAGTATTAGAAACCGCTCCATTGAAAACATCAAAAGATAGAGGCTCCGAAGCCAAAAGATTTACAAAAGAAGAAATACTTAACGTATACAGAAATCCGTTAGCTGACTCCAAACTATTTGGAGTTAAAGATGACGAAGAATTTACATATTATTGGCCTGTCCACAATAACCCGAACAGTTTATTAAGAATTGAAAAAATGAAAGCCCTTGGTTGGGAAGTCGTTACAGCAGAAATGCAACATACTGGAAGAAGTAAAGATCCTTCTAGTATTGGTTCCGCAGTCACGCGTCCCGGCGGAAAAGGCTTAGAACATATCTTAATGAGAATGCCTACACCACTATATAGAGAACGTGCGCTTAAAAAAGAATTGTATCTGCAAATGACAACTGATGCAAAACTTGGTAAACGTACAACTCAAAATAGTAATCTAGGCTTTGAATCGGTTGTTGATGGTGGTTCAATCAAATAACTATTATTGAGGTTTTATAAATGGCAAACGTTTCAGAAAAAGGCTGTAGGTTATCTCACCGCCTTACTGGAGGTACTCCAATCGTTGAAACCATGCAGATGTCAGCATCTGATGGTACCGCAACGTTTTTGGGAGACCTTCTACAAATTGACGCCTATGGTTCAGCAGGCTTAAAACGCAAAGGCATGATTGCCGTTGCACAAGCAGGCTCCACAGGTGCAGTTATTGGTGTTGCGCAAAGTTTTGAACAATATGACGAAGTATCTAATTCAAATTTTAGTATGTTTCGTAGACATCGTCCAGCTTCTGTTGCAATGTATGTACATGTCGTTACTGACACTATGGCAGTATTTAGCTTACAATCTTCCGCATCCGTTGCAGAAGCTGATGTAGGTTTAAATGCTGATTTAGTTGTTGGCACAGGTAGCACAGTTACTGGTATATCTGGTAATGAATTAGGTGCGACTTTAGACACTACAGCAACCAGAATGCTGCGGGTGCTAGGCTTTGTTGATACCCCTACTAATGAAGTAGCGGCGGCAAATAACAAAGTTCTAGTAAAAATTAACAATCATTCGTACGGTAGTCATACTGGTACTGTTGGCGAATAATAAAGAGGTATTAAATTATGTCAATTTTGACAAGTGGTACATGGCCTCGCTTATTGCTGCCTGGTATCAGAACTGTGTTTGGGGAAGATTTCAAACGCAGAGAAAAGATCCATGAAAAGATCTTTGAATTACGCACATCAGATAAACATGAAGAAACTGATGTTGAATTGTACGGTACAGGTGTCGCCACCGTTATGGGTGAAGGTGCGCCTGTTGGAACAGATAATATTGGACAAGGTTTAATTCAACGTTACAACCACGTTCAATATGGTAAATCATTAGTTATTACAAAAATAGCAATTGAAGATAATCTCTATAGATCACATATCTCTAGAATGGCTCCTGAAATCTCTAAATCTATTGTGGAAGCAATGGAAGTAGAAGGAGCTAACATCTTAAACCGCGCATTTAATAATAGCTATACATATGCAGATGGCCAACCTTTATGTGATACAGATAAAGTCGTATCTCGTACAGGATCTACCTTTGCTAATAAACCTGCTACCGCAAGTGATTTAAGTGAATTGTCATTGGAAAATGCATTTCATGATATCGCTGCAATTGTTGGTTCTGATGGTTTACGCGCGAAATTAGAAGTAAAAAAATTAATCATTCCAGAAGCTTTACGTTTTGATGCAGCTCGTTTAACGATGTCTGATCTTAAAACGTCAAGTGCTGATAATGATATCAATACCATTAAAGCTATGAGTTTGATACCAGAAACAGTAGTCTGGCATTATTTGACAGATAATGATGCTTGGTTCTTGTTAACAGATTGTCCTGATGGATTAATCAAATATACAAGACGTCCAGTATCTATTGATTCAGATAATGAATTTACAACAGATAATATGGTCTTTAAAGGCACAACCCGATTCAGCTTTGGTTCATCTAACCAACGTTGTATCTATGGTAATGCTGGTGCATAATATCTAACTTAAATTGTAGTTTATCCGGGAGGCCTAAAAACCTCCTGGCCGAACTTCGGTCTACAAAAAAGAGGAATATATAATGGCTAAAAGTCATTTTTCAAGATTTAAAGATGGTGTACAAGTATCAGGCGTTTCTATGAACGTCCACCAAAAAGGTAAGGTATTCTATGTATGTAATAGTTCTACCGTTGCCCCATTAGGTATAGGTGCATCCGATGGTAATTCCGGCTTAACGCCTGAACATCCATTATCAACAATTGATGCTGCAATTAATTTATGTACAGCAAGCCGCGGCGATAAAATCGTTGTCTTGCCTGGGCACGTAGAAACCGTAACAGCGACTTCTATTGTTCCAGACGTAGCAGGATTACATATTATCGGCGTAGGTGAAGGTGCTCTTAAACCAACACTTAATTTTGCCGCTACTGATTCAATTTTAACAGTTACAGGTGCTAATACTACTATCGAAGGCTTGCGCTTAGTCGCAACTATTGATAGTGTCGTTGTCGGTGTCTCGGTAGAAGCCGCAGGTGTGACGTTAGATTTAGAATCTGCTGATACGTCTGCTGCAATAGAGTTTATCTCTGTAGTTAAGACTACTACCGCTGGAGACAATCTAAAACTTAAATTACGTCATCGTGGCTTCGCTGCCGGTGATGCAATGACACGTTGTGTTGATTTAGTTGGTGTAATTGATGCAATTGTTGAAGTAGATTTCTTCGGTATTGCAAGCACTGCAGTCGTAGACATGCGTACTACAGCCTGTGCTAATATTAAAGTAGTTGGTGAATTCTATAATGAATCTGCTGCTTTAACTAAAAACGTAACCAATAATACAACTGCAACTTGGTCTGTCGAAGGTTTTGATAAGAAAGCTGCTAGAGCCTTTGCTGGTTCTGATGACGAAGCAGTTCATTATGTAACCCCTACATTAACTTTAGATACTACAGGTAACCCAATTGGTGTTGACGATGCAGATAATGCATTTGCTTCAACTAATGTGGTTGCAAATCGTGACGGCTCTGTATTAGAACGTTTAGAACATATCTTAGATGTGATTTTAGATGATGAGACTAGTAATCTAATTGGTGTTGATGACGCCGATAATGCCGCCACTACTAGTAACGTTGTTGCTAATAAAGATGGTTCTATTGTTGAAAGGTTAGAAGCCTTGATGGATCCTTTAGGTGGATATGATCCAATCTTAGGATTTAGGGTTACTAAAACAGGTAACTTAGCAGATGGTGCAGGTACAGATAATTTATTTACTGTAACTGGACGTTGCTTAATTACTCACCTTTCTGGTGAAGTAACTGTACAATTAGCGACCACTAATGATATCAAAATATCAAATAGCACTGATTCTACAGATTTATGCGCTGCTACAACTATCGTAAATGATGTAGTTGGTACGATGTATCATCTAGATGGTGTTAAGGCTGCTGTATTAAATGCCGGTATTGCTCCAGTGGTAGGTTCTACCTCTTTGGCAAACGGTGGATATCAGCCAATTATAGTTGGTGCAACGCAAAATGCGAAAACATTAGCTATGGTGTCAAATGCTGCAGGAACAGGAACTATTGACTGGGTACTTTATTACAAACCCCTAGTTGCGAGTGCTACTGTAACAGCCGCTGCTTAAGAAATAAAGCCTCAGGGGATAGGCTCATAATACATCCCCACTGAATTTTTAACAGTTTCCATTTTGGAAACAACTTGAGGTACTATAATATGGCAGACACTGTCACAACAACTACAGTCTTTAATGGATTAAAACGGCTAGTAGTTCATTTAACTAATACATCTGATGGTACAGGAGAATCTGCTGTTGTTAAGGTAGATAAAAGTACTTTTACTGGACTTAATGGCCTAGAACCAACTGATTTTGTATTAGAAAAAGTTGAATATGATGTTTCATCTATGCGTGTAATCTTAACAATAGATCGAACAACTGATCAAACATTAGTAGTTTTACAAGGACAAGGAGTAATGGATTTCACTCCAGAAGGTGGCCTATTAAAAGCATCTACAGGTGATACTGGAGATATTTTATTAACTACTGCAAATCATGCTTCCGGCGATGGTTATGACATTACCTTAACTCTTCGTAAAAAAGACTAAGGCCACTTATTATGGCTCGTTGGGCTAAAGCAAAACAAAATATCCGGCTATTCAAAATCGCCACAACACCGATATATTTAGTACTACAATGTTCATTTGGAGTAAGCACATGTGCAGGCTGGGGTAGAATTACAGCGAGACGAGTAAGTTAATGAAACGTGAAGCACAATTAGGTAAATGGTTAGTTAAATGTGATGTTTGTGGCTTTGTAAAATATAATGATGAATTAATACCAGGAATCGATCGACAAAAAGGATTACTGGTTTGTGCTGAAGATTATGATGGTGCCCAAGCTCAAGATAAAACACCATATATTCGCCCAGATAAACCAGTTCCATTTACTAGACCAGAGACGTATGAAACAACTTTTTATCATACTCCATTAACATCTGAACCTGATTATTTTGAACCACCGGACAATCCAAATGACTAATTACGCAGCACATATAATGAAAATGCCCGATAATCAAGGTTGGTCTGTCTATTTTCCTGAGATACCTAATTGCTTCTTTGGCGGGGCAACTAAAGAAGAAGCATTAGCAAACGCTAAATATGGCTTAATTTCCTATGTCCAAAGTCTTCAAAAAGTAGAAGCCAAATATCTTAAAAAAGAACAAAAACGCATTATTACTGAGCTAGATGCTATTACTAATGCTGAAATAATTGATAATGGAAGATTTTAATGAGTACAAGTGGATCAGTAAATTTTAATAATACTCGTAATGAGATTATTTTAGCAGCTTACCAAATGATAGGCTATGTGGGATATGAAGAATCTTCTGTTAGTTCAACTGCTCAAACCGCAGCAGAAGGTTTTTTAAATCGAATGATTAAGGATTGGCAATTAGATGGGATTCATTTATGGAAACGTGCTCAATGTACGTTATTCTTACAAGCCGACCAAGTTAAATATATTTTAGGTGCAACTGACCATTGTTCCGAAACAGTCGTAGAAACAACCCTAGGAGCAGCAGAAGCCTCTGGGCAAACAGTATTAACCATTACCTCTACAACTGGAATGACCGCATCTGATAATATTGGTATAGTCTTAGATTCTGGTAGTATTCATTGGACGACTATTTCTTCTGTAGATTCTAGTACTCAAGTAACTGTCGCTGTAGCAACAACAGGAGCTGCTGCTAGCGGGAATTTTGTCTATACGTATACAACTCGTATTAGTAGACCTCACAAAATATTGCATGTATTACGGAAAATGTCAGATAATACCGAAATTGAATTGACTGAATTATCTAGAACTGATTATTTACGATTATCACAAAAAACAAACGAAGGAGACCCTACATCTTACTATGTAGATGATCAATTGACAGTTAAACACTTATATACTTGGCAAGAACCCAATGATATGAGAACTCGATTAAAAATCGATATTCTTAAATCTATTGAAGATTTTGATACAGCCGTAGATAATCCAGATTTCCCACAAGAATACTTAGATGCCATTATTGTAAATCTCGCTGTAAAATTAGCCCCTGGTGCTGGTATGACAGATGAAGGCTTAAAATTAGCACCCGCAGCACTAACTGCTAAAAAACGAATTAGAAACTATGAAAATACAGATACACCTGTAGAATTTAAAGTGGATATGAATTAATGAAATTGCCTTTGTTTGGTGCACAATTTAGAAGTGTACCTACACAATATGATCCTCAAACGTGCTGTAATTGGATACCAATTCCAGAACAGGATCAAGCTGATAATTCTAAATCAGAAGGTTATTTTATACCAACACCAGGACTAACTGTTTGGTCGGAAGATTCATCGAACCAACAAGTCCGAGCTATGTTTGATTACAATTCTATATTATACGCTGTTATTGATGATACATTTTATACGATAAATTCTAGTGGTACTCGAACTTCGAGAGGAACGTTAAACACTTCCGCAGGTCGATGCTGGATTACCGCGAATCCTACTCAAGTGGCTATAGTTGATGAAACTTATATGTACATCTATACTATTGCTACTACTGCTTTTGCTGTTAATAGTGATGTGGATTTTGTAGGTAATGTTAAAAGACTAGAAACTAAAGATGCTTATGGGATGTTTGTCCCAACGGATAGTGATGACTTTTGGCTAACAAATTTAAATAACTATGCTTCTGTGTCCGCATTAGCGGTTACAACACCATCTAAATTTACTGATACATTAGTCGCTGTAGTACCTACCCATGACGATGTTTTTGTTTTTGGTAAGAAAAAGACATTCGTTTATTATAATTCAGGTGCTGCGACGTTTCCTTTTGAAGTAAGAGAAGGAACTGTTATTGATCAAGGAGCTACATCACCCTATGCAATCATTGAAGCAGATAATACGGTATTCTGGATTGCCAGTAATACTACTGGAACGGCTAACATTGTGCGTGCGCAAGGCTATACGCCGGCATATATTTCAGATGATACCTTAGCAGAAGAAATTAGAAATTATACTTTAACTGATGCCTTTGCTTTATCTTATACATTAAATGGCCATGCCTTCATCGCGTTTACTTTTCCTACCGATGATAAAACATGGGTTTATGATATCAAAACGAAATTATGGCATCAAATGTCATCGTCATTAAATAATCAAGAAGATGTTAATATAAAACATCGATGGAGAGCTAATTGTTATTGTGTCGCTTTTGGAAAACAATTAATTGGAGATGCTTATACTGGAAAAATCTATGAATTAGATCCAGATAACTATACTGAAAATGGAACACGCGTCTTAAGAGAACGTATTACTCCAATTGTTTCTTATAATCGAAAACAATTGGCTATTTATGATTGGGAGTTAGATTGTCAAAAAGGAGTAGGATTAATAACCGGTCAAGGAAGCGATGCGGAACTCATGGTTGCTTGGTCTAAAGACGGCGGTGCTACCTTTAGTAACGTAACTACCTTATCCTGTGGTACCCAAGGTCAAACACAAAAACGTGTACGTTTAGGGAGCTTAGGTACATCACGTGATTGGTGTTTTAGAATTAGAACGTCGGATCCGTGTAAGTTTATATTGTATGGATTAACAGCACATGTAAAAGGCATTAAACCAGTACAAGGAGACGTTAATGCCTAATATGCCACCTCCAAAGTTACAAGATTATCAAAATAGAGAAGCATATCAAACTTCCTATGATTTATGGGTTCGTACAGGAAGCACTAATAATGAATTTGGTGCAGCACCTTATATCACTAAAACCGCTCATGATAGCCTAACTGCCGAGTTTGCATTAGGACAATTAGATTCTGGTTATTTAAAAGTAACTACAATAACGGGAGAACCGGCGAGTCAAGTAATACCCATCCCATTAACAGATGGTGGAACAGGTGGAACATCTGCTTCTGCTGCAAGAACAAGCTTAGGATTAGGTACATTAGCCACACAAGCAGCTAGTGCTGTAGCAATCACTGGCGGAACTATTGATGGTACAACTATAACTGGAGGTAGTGTTTTAGGAGTATCCGCCTTGGCTAGCGGCACCTATACCCCCACATTAACAAACGTAACCAATATCGATAGCACTACTGCTTATGATGCGCAATACTTAAGAGTCGGCAGTGTTGTAACAGTTTCAGGAGAATTAGATTTAAATCCTACAGTCACACCGGCGGATACTGAAGTAGGGATTAGTTTACCAATCGCCTCCAATTTAGCACAAACTTATCAATTAGGCGGGACTGCTAACTCATTTGATGTTATTAGTGAAGCAGGCACAGTTAGAGGAGATGCTGCTAATAATCGAGCTAGTTTACGATTAGTGACTAATTCTGCGGCAACCCATAAAATGACCTTTATATTTACATATCTGATTATATGATAATAAAACGCACAAATGATCATGAGT